GTTGTAGTCGCTTCTATTTGATTTGTTCTATCGTGCTCAAATCTTTCATCCCATTCGTGCACCGTTTCAATTACTGGTTTTTTGTTAGCTTCTCTAGACTGTCTTTTTGACTCTTCGTAAGCAGATATTCTTTCATCTACTAACTTTTGGTTCTTTAATTTAATACTTTGTATTTTATCGTTATATTCTTTATTTTTAAACTCAGCTATTTCTTTTAGGATTTTCTTATTTGTTAACTGATTGGAAATTTCATCAATTTGCTCTTGTGCTAAGCAAAACCATTCTAAGGATTTATTATACTTTTTGTATTTTTTATGTAGGTATTGTTCTACCTCATAAGATTGTTCTGCGTAATCCCAAGAGGCTATTAATTCAACACCTGTAGGATTTGAATTGTTCAGAGATCTCAGTCTTTTGTTGACATTTTCAGTAATTCCTATTTTTGTGTATGCTCCACTTTTTATCAAATAAATATTACTAGACACTTTCTTTAAATTTTTATTATGCCCAACTATTATTTTAGTTTTATTATAATCCTCTTCATCAACAACCAGAACTTTGAATTTTTTCCCACATCTAGCAACCACATTTTTATGTGTATAGCCTTTACAAACTTGTTTTAATGTTCTTACTGCATTCGCATGAGTTATACCCAATTGGTACATTAATGCATAACATGAGAACTGCAATTCATCTACCAATAAGTCTTTATCAAACATAATTTCTTCAGATGCTTTAAACTGACAATTATATTTATTTATAACTCTTGAATTATCTTTAGTAGTCACATAAATTGATGCATTAGGATTCATTTCTCTAACAGTAGCATAATCTGCGTATAGCTCTAAACAAAATTTACGAATTGCGTTTATTGTGGAGTCTAGTTCAAATTCAGAATTACTACTTAATCTTTTGTAGAAGTTGTACATACTAGAGTAGTGTGGAAGAGTTGATATAACAGGCTCTTTCCTACACTCTGAAGTATCGGATTTCTTATTAACAAACACTGCTTTTTTACACTCTTTTTTACCGCAAGATTTATTTTTTCTTCCGTGTGATAAAGGCTTTTCGACATGCTCTGTACACACAGGACATTCAAACAATCCCCATTGCTTTGTTCTTGTTGAGTTTTGTGACTCTTTTCTTGAGCCGATTTTTTGTATTAATTTCATATACTTCCTTTATGTTTTATAAAGGAAGTATATCAGAGGTTAACTTAATTTAGTCTTAGTAGACAGTGAATTAAGCTGCTGCCACCACTGAAGGGTTCTTAGAAACGCTGAATTTCAATGAAGCGATTCTTTCAGGTCTGTAGTTAAGGAATCCATAACTCCAGTTAGCAGAGATACCAGCCATTTGAGCATGCATATCATTATGTACATCTTTTTTAGGAGGAATGTACGAAGCAGCTGTGCTGTTACTACCAAATCCAGTAATTGTAAATGAATCGTCACCAACAACTAGTGCAGTAAATACATCATATTTACCATTTGTTTGGTAAGCAGCAGATTGTGTTGCAGAATTCGCAGAATCTGTACCATTTCCAGCATCTACAGCTAAACCAACTTCTAGTCCAGCACCATATTCTCTTTCCATATCTTTAACAGTTACGAATCTGAATTGACCAATTTTACCTTGCTCACCATCAACTAAGTCAGTACCAGCAGCATATTGCTCCTTTGGAACCCATACAAGTGTGTCACCTGGACCTTTCATTGCTCTTAATGTTGGAAGTACTTCAGTATTTACATACACAATCCATGCGTCTGATACTGTTTTAGTATCAACTAAATCAACCCCAGTAAGGATCTCAGTATCCATTGGAACATCGTTGTTTAGTAAGTACTGCTCTAATGTTTCTAAACCAGTGTAACTTAATACATCTAACCCATCAATTTCAGAAATTGTGTCTGTTGCAGGATTTTCAGAAGCATTACAAACGATTGCATTAACTGAACCAGCAGCAATTAAGTCTCTTCTAACTTGCATTTCTTTTAAGTCTTGAACAGCATCTGCCATGTATTGGATCTTTCTTGCGATTAACCCTTTTCTTGAATCTAAATTAACAGATCTCATTGAGAACTTGTGACCAATACCATGGAAAGTGATGTTAGCAGAAACCATTTTACTGTAGTGGTTTAATAAGTTAATTACTCCACCTTCTTCTGGCATTTCAACTAATGGACCTTCTGTAGCAGCATATGATGCTTCACCATTAACCATACCACCTGAACCAGAAACAACTTCTTCTCCAGCACCTGCATCAGCATCAGCAGCAGCTTTAGCAGCAGCTCTAGCTAAAATCCATGTAGCATAAGAACCAGTAGCAAAGTAATCTTTAGTGTCAAAGATTGCAGTTGCAGAAGTAATGTCTTTTGAACCAGTTGGAACAACATAAAATACATCTTGTAGGATTGTTGCTGTGTTAGCATCAACACCACCATCAATTAGTACTCTCTTATCTAACATACCGTATGAAACTTCTCTTAATAATTTATCCCCAGATTTTTTTGGCATTGAGAATTTATCAGCTCTTACTAAGAAATGACTCTTTCTTTTTGGTACTTCTACCACTGCTTTTGTTACGAACTCTTCTGAGAACTGTTTATCAATTGTATTAGATGTTACTCCACCTTTGTTAAATTTTCCGATTAATTCAGCCATAATACACCTTTGTTTTTATTTGGTTGATGAGCGGCTAGCCCATCAACATGTCTCTGAACGCGTTCCTAAAGTCATCACCTTTTAGCTCTTCTAGCTTAGGTTTAGGCTTAGGTTTTGACGAAACCCTTTTCTTACTCACAGAAGCAGCCTTTTTTCTAGCTTCAGCAGCCTCTAGCTCTCGCTCAGCAGCCTTTCTCTTGAACTCAGCTTCTTCTGCAATCCTCTTAGCCTCTGCAGCTTTATCAACTGCTGGCTCTTCTTTAACCTCTGGTTTAGCCTCAGTTTTTGGGGCATTTTGTGCTAACTTATTAATAGCAAGTCTATACTTTTCTATTGATGTTTTACCACTTAAAGCACCTGTTGAGTCTAATAATTCCATTCGGTCAATTTCATTTTGTACGATGTCATAAGTCCCATCTTTTAAGTGTTGCATTAAGTCATTTCTAACCGCACCATTTTTGATGAACTCTTGTAGACTATCTACATCCCAGTCTTTGCTGATAACTTTATTAAACTTATCACCAATTCCTAAGTTGTCTGCTTGCTCATAAGTTTCCTCAATCAGCATCTGTGCTTCTGAAGGTAACGTATTCTTTGGAGCGTATTCAACATTCTCTAAGTCTAACTCAAGAGGATCAACTCCTTTATCTTTTAGTATTTTTTTGAATGCTTCTTGGTCTCCGTCTAGCAAGCTCATTGTTAAGTTGAATTGTTCTGAATCTTTAGTAATCCCACGTTCTTCAAGTGCTTTAATAAATGGTTTATATTCTTTGAATACTTTCATCTTGTCACTGTAACCGTGTAGCATTTGTTGTGCTCTTACCAGATCTTCTGGATCTTTAAATCCTTCAACTTCTTTCCCATTAGCTGTAAATTTAGCTAAAGCCACTTTCTCGTAGAACTCCTTATAATTGGGTTCTTCTGGTTCAGTGTTTTCTGATTCGTCTTCAGACTCTTCAGCTTCCTTTTGAGCGTTTTCTTCCAGGTCTTCCTCTACAGTCTCTGAAGTTTCCTCAGCAGAATCGTCATTCTCCTCATTCGTTTCTTCTTCCTCAGCAGTGTCAGTTTCCTGGTCTGTGTCCTCAAGGGCTTCTTCAGCTTCTTCAACTTCATCAGTTTCGACTTCTGGTTCAGTCTCTTCTTCAACCTCTACCTCAGTCTCTTCTTCTTCATTAACACCATCTTCAATGATCTCGTCAACATGTGTACCTGCAATCATTTGTTCTAATTGTTCTTTTGCACTTAATTCAGCCATGACTATTCTCCTTCACCAGCTAGTAATTTTTGTTTCATACTAATCAGTGTTTCTTTATCTTTTTTAGAGTTGTCTGCACTGATCTTAATAACCCCTTTATATTCTGAAGTACCTAAGTATCTCCCAAGGTTCTTAATAGTGTCTAATTGACTCAAGTAACTTTCTTTGTCCTCTGGCTTAACTGTTAACGGATGTGTTAGTAAGTTGAATACTCTTTCAGCTTCAATTTCTAAGTAGCCCTCCATAATTACTAACTGGAATTCTTCCATACCTATTAACTTTTCTAATGCCTCGGCTCTTTTAATGTTCCAATCTAGAACTTCCAGATTGTTGTCGATCTCTTTGATTTGTTCATCAATGTTAAGTGTTTCACTCATTGCATTTTCCTTAGTGTTTTAATTTACAGCTTTTTGTTAATGGGACATCAGTGTTTGGTCCCAGTTTGTTTATCTAGGATTTAATCCTTCAGGAGCTATCTCATCCTGTGGACCGCCACTCATCAAACTCATAAGAACTCTTTTGGACATGTCTGGTACATTTGGATCACTTAGAAAGCCTCTTGGATCTAAGGCACCTTTAGTAACACCCTCAAACATTCTGTCTGCGTACTCTTCCTGACTTCCAACTGAATTAGCAACTTGTGCAGCAACTCTTCCGTAATCTCCAGCATCTAATCCTTGTTGATCTTGTGGTTGTGCATTTAACCCTTTTTGCATGTATTGTTGCAACATTGGGTTTTCTCTCGGCACTGCTTCTTGAGACACTTGAGACTGTTGCATCTTTTGCTGTCTTTGCATGTCAACATTTGCTCTTTCATCTTTTAATTCTTGGTATCTAGGTGCTTCTGCCATAGTTATTCTCCTAATCTTTGGGGTATTTTACCTTCTCTAACCTTAGAACTAGCTTTCTGTGCTAGTTTTACAGCAGCATCGAACTCTTTATCTAACTCTTGTTCAGCTCTTTTTTGTCCTGTTACATCTTTAAGGAACTCATTTGCAAGTGCATCAGTTTGTTCCCTAACATGAGCAGCATTAGCCATTGATTCTTCAGCTCTGGCTAATCTTTCTTTAGCTTGTGCATCTTTAGCAACTCTGTCATATACATTCTCTTCAGCCCTACTAACTCTTTCAACAATTCTTGAATCCATTTCTTCTAATTCTTTTCTGGCAATTGCTAATTTAGTTTTAGCTTCTTCAAGTGCTAACATTTGTAACTCTTGTTGAACTGGATCTGGTTGTGGTTGGTACGATTCTATAGCCTTAGCCATATCAGGCTGTTTCCACAATTTAGCAATCTTAGCTCTATATATTCTAGCCTCAGCCGGATCCATACTAGCAGCATTTGTTTGTAGCAACATAGTTAACTTATTAGCAGTATCTTCATCCTTCTCTGGTGTTGACACATCAACCTTTAAGTCGAACTCACCCATTAAGTCATCTCTTCTAATTACTACAAATTCTTCATTAGTAACCCTAATTGTTTCTTCTTCGGTTAAGTATGCTTGATTCATAGCAATTGTTAATCTTGCCATATCTTTAAACAACTCACTTAGTCTTCTTAATATACTTAGCTCTCTTTGACTTGTAGCATCTAGTGCTGACCTAACCTGACCATTGCTTTCACCAAGTGCTGCACCACTAATCCCATCATTGAATCCTTTTGTACCAGTAAGTGACTCAGCATCAGCTTGTTGCCATTGTATCATGTTGAACACAGTTGATGGGATACCTTGAACATCTTTTTTATATATTGCTGTTTTAGGGTTTAGCCCTGCTCTATAATATACAGTGTTACCTTTTTCGTACTGCTGTCTAACTGCCATACTTGGGAATAGTGACTCATCAATGAATTCTTGACCAACTGCTTGCTCACTCGTAATATCATGTGCAGCTCTTGTTAGTTTACCAATTGATTCTTGATTTTCTCTTATCAGTTCTGCATCTGGCTCACCCATAACTTCTTTCTTAACTGGCATGTACTGTGCTATACTGAATGGTAGTCTACCATGAGGGAACGGATTTTCTTCTAATCTAATTAATACATCTCCTACCCATGTAGCAACTATTGGGACTAGCACATCATCATCATTGATATCCCAGTAACCCCAGTATTCATATGCTGTTAATTTCTTTCTAGCTCTATCTGTAAATTTGAAGTCATTGTACGCTTGTGCTTTATGTTCATCATATTTAGCATTTCCAGCCTCTTTATCTATTAAGTCTAAGTTGTGGTAAACACCAGCAACCTCACCAGTTTCAGGGTCTTTATAGTATGCTTCTTTTGTTAGCGCTGCTAAGTTTGTATCATATTCATGGATTATGAACCCAGCATCTTCTATGTAACCTTCACATGTTGGATCTATAATGACGTTAGCAGTATTACACACTTCGTACTTCGGTTGATTCTTAACTAGTTTAGGAACTTCCACCTCAACTTGTCTAACCCCAATTTGCATAGGTTCACCAGTTTGCATTCTTTCAGCGAATTCTTCTTGAGTCATTTTACCAGCTCTAGCCAACTCTTCCATCATTATTAACGATTCTTCTGGACCAGCATATACCGGTTCCTCTTGCATAACTTTAACTAATTTTTCTTGTACATCCCAACCTGTCTTAACGATTACTGTACCATCATCTACTATGTATCTAATTATATCATTAATTAATTTTACTTTAGGAACTTTAGTAGCCCATTGGTAGTTCAGCAGCAATCCATTTTGTTCAGCAGCTTTAGTGTCTTCCCAAGTTCTTGGCTTAATCTCATACATATCTTCAGTGTTTAGGAATGGGTCTTCTAGTTTTGGGTATTTCCACTCAGCATTCTTTCTAACCACTTTTGGCCTTGCTGACGATTTACCTGGCCGGGCATTAATATTTTTACCTCCGTCTCTATCTTCCTCATATTGGAGTAATCTTTTTTTGAACTCCTCATGGAAGCTTGACGAATTATCATAATCATTTTTTAAGTCAGCACAACTTGGCTCATTAGCCCAAGTGGTTAGTTTAGTCATATGTTTAGTTTTATTGTTTATGTGTTTCATGTATACCTCATTATTTATTCAATTATTTTAGCTAAGTACTACTTAACTATTTCTTATGGATAAAACATTTTAACTTGTTCTACATTTCTAACATCTATGTGCAACCAACTAATCCCAAGTTCTATTCCACCTACTTCAGGGAATTCTTCTAAATTATCAATTATGTACTGTCTTACTTCTTCAGCAGTGTATTTGCTAAACACAGCATCGAATGCTCTACCAAAGGAGTGTTGACTATACTTACTGTAATATGGACTTTCTGGTGTTCTTAATCCGCTCCAGTTTCTATTACCATTCCACAACCAGTTATTAACTGTCATACTTCCTTTTGGAAACTTCTTCTTAATTCTATCCAATACCTTGATCATATTTGGATCTAACAATTCCCATGCTTTGTCACCTCTAGTTTGGTATACTTCTTTAGGAACCAACTCCTCTATTTTAAATAATTGACTTTTCATAATCTACCTTCTTTACTTCTTTGTTTATCTGCATTTACTTTACTGTCTCCAAAATAGAAAGACAAAACCTGAATAGCTCTAGCACTTGAATACCCTGCTATTAATGTAACTATTGGATTAAGTTCAGTGATGCCATTCTTAAATGCTTCATAAAGAATAAATGAATCAAGTGCAAATGCAAACAAAATTGTAAGCAATGCAATAATACTTCCAGTAACTCTAACCAACCAATCTTTAGATTCTTGTCTTTTTATACTAGTCTCTCTAGCATTTGCAACATCTTGCAGTCTTAAAGACTCAATATCTGTAGCATATTTTAACTCTATATCTCTAAGCTTCAATACATCCTCTGGATTACTGTTTAACTTGTCTTCAATACTTTTTTTAGTAGGTTCCACACCCAATGCTTTACTTGCTTCATTTACTACTGTATCAGTTAATTCTCTTACACCATCACCTCTACTGTCACTATCAAACAGTTTTACTATACTAGGTATAGCACTTAATGCTCCTGCCACTAAACTTAATGCCATATGTTCTCCTCTATTTTATATCTAATAACTGAAGTAGTTTTTTAGCTTCTTCATAACCCTCTTCGAGTCTATTGTAAGCTGCCTCACTATCTTCAACTATCTTATTTTTATTTTGCATCTCATTGACTACTTTAATTATATCAAATATTGAATACGGTTTAGTAAGTGTTTCTATATTATACACGTTCTCATACACTCCAACAAATTCAGCATGTCCAGTTGTTATAATTATGGGTAAAGTCTTAGACATAGCACGTATTTCTTTTACTAGATCAATACCACTCATATTAGGCATATTAATATCTGATATAACTATATCTATCTGATGCTTACGCATTTCTTCCATAGCCTGAACACCATCTTCTGCAGTGTAGACTTTTTCAAACAATAGTCTCAAACTTGATGCTGTTCTTTCTCTTATATCTTTAGCATCTTCAGCATACAACACTACATAAGGCTTTTTATGTAAACGTTCCCTGCTTATACTTCTCATCATTTTATAGCTCCTCTAGCCCAAAAACTGATCAGACCTATAACTATCCCAACTACAGCAGAAATAAAAGCAGTTATCCATCCTAACTTTCTATCTTTCCATTTAGAGTCTATTCTACTATCTATAGTATTTCCTAGGTCCTTTCTAACTTCAGGCTTATTGAATATAACCATAACCACTTCTTCAATCTGCAGACTAATAGCTTTATCAAAGTCCTTAGTATCCAGAACCTGCCTAACTATCCTCCTAACTTCAGAATCGAAAGCATCTCTAAACTTTTTAGACTCTTGTGACTCTATCTTTAAAGCAGTTAACGAATCCTGAGCTTCTAGTATCTTCTCAATAGACACTTTAATCTGCGGTAAGGCTAATTCTAGTTTTAATAATCTCTCTTCATCACTCATATGCACACTTTCTCTACATTTTTTTACGATTTTATCATCAATTTACTTAGGATTCTATTAGTCATGGCTTTACTATATACTTTTTCCATTAGGTAAAGTGATAGAGTCTATCCCATTACCTTTTTCTCTATCGAAATAGTGCTTTAATCTATTCAAGTAATTAGAGTCTCTTTTAATTTGTTCATTACTTGGTGTGTAATTCCAATCCAATCCTTGCTTATCCCAAGTACCACCTTCAGCAGGAGCAAACCCTTTTATGTGGTAAGGACTCTCACTACTAAATGTTGGGTGACTTGGTAATTTACCTCCTGCAATTGACCCTAGCCACATACCTTCAGGATTGTCTGAAGCATGCTCTCCACTTCTGATTCGTTCTAATTCTGTAAGAGCTTGACTATCTGTTAAAACGTAATCACCTAATAAAGCAGAGTCTCTTTGTAGTACTTCAGGTGTAAGTCCTTTTTTACCTTCAGCAGCATTCATAAGTTTAACTGCATCTGCTAAAGTAAACACATGCTTATTTCCTGATATCCTCATTTAATTTCCTTTTGTCTGTATTTGTATGACTCTTTTACTTGCACCATAATTCTTACTAAAGTCCACAGCAACACCTATTTTCTTATAATCACTGCTCTGTACATCTTCACAGCATTGAATATTACATGCTTACCCAACCTTCAGGCAGCAATGTTTCTGTTGTGCCTAACTACTTCTTGTCTAGTTTATCATAATCTTCACTACACCAAACCAAACTACCTTTTCTTTCAGAGTTTGAATAAGGAATATATCCAAAGTGCCAACCTAATCTAGGAAACTTTATATAAAAGTTATTAGGGTCATTTTCTCTTATTTCTTCTTGACTATAATTGAAGTTATATGCAAGATTTCTAAACATCCATAAAGTACTTAAGATAGGTACCCAAAATGGTTGAACATTATTACCTAAAGAAAATACGGTTCCATCAGGTTCCTCGACAACTTTAGCCTGCTCTTTTTTAATTATATTCAAAATAAACTTTAAACTTTTGTGTTGTAAGAATTTCAAATTTTCACCATCTATTATATCTTGACCATATTCTCTAGCAACGGTATCTGCTCTACAGTCGTCATCAACCCATCCCCAAAGTAGCCAATAAACTAGTAAGTATTTTGTTTTTGATACTTCAAGTCTCTTCACAAATCCTTTTTGCTTATAACTTTTATCTCTTAAATTCCAACCGTCTTTGGTTTTTGTTATTTTTAAATCTGGTTCATCTGTTAATCTTGGTAAGTACAACCCATTTTCCAAGGTATAGCTATATACAATTCCTCTTGAGTAGGCTCTCTTATTGTATGCAATTATCATCCAGCTAATTATGGTAACACCAATCAATCCAATCAATCCACTTACAATAAATGAACTACCAATCAGCATACTAACTATGCTACATAAACACAATAATATACCAACATATAGTATGCTTTTGGCTATTAATTTCCAAATTATTTTTCCTATGTATTCTAACATGCTTTTATCCTTTTTGTACAGTTTTAATCCAGTAACTTAAGCATGAAGGGCTTAATTTCCCTATTCTTCATACTTCTTCCTTATTGCTACTAACCTTTATATTACCATTAACCACTAATTGATCCTATTTTGTTCTCATCTTTGATTTTTTGTATCTCATCTAGCCAAACTTGTTTATAAGTATACCAATATAACCTTAAGCCTATAACTAATACCGTAAGTTATGAGGCTTTAGGCCTGTTACATACCTAAGAGGTATGTCTCCTGTCGTCTGGTAAAGACTGCCACTTAGGCCTTATTATTCAACAACACCTACTATATTACCTTTAGCTTCTAAAGCTTTATTACTAGCTTCCCTAATTTCATCAATGGTAACAAGGACTATCTTTTGGCCCTCAAACTCCTCAGCTAATTTCCACATTGTTTCTGTTGAACCCAATAAGTTTGAAGCTTCAATAGCACTTTGTAAATCTATTCTAGCTTCTGTATCTGCATAGAACACTTTACCACTTTCAGTAGTTACTGTAAGTCTTTTAAGAGCTTCTGCCTTTGCTGTGTCAGCATTATCTCTACTAGTTTGTAATTCTAATTTAGCTACCTTAGCATCTGTTATTTCCACAGGTATTGCTGCACTAAACTCTATTTCATCATACGTATAGTATAATTCTGTGCCTTCCATACCCTCTTTAGTTACCTCTTGTACATTGATTCTGTACTTACGTTTTCCGTTTATTTCAACCATCTCTTGTGGTATTTCGTGTGATTGTATCATTTTAATTTCCTATTTAATTCTTTTGTTAAGTTATAGCCGTTACAATGCTTTAACCATCCAACATAACTGTGTAGATTATACTCATTAATCCCTTCGTACGCTGCATCTCGTATCCTGCTTCTAAGTAACACTCTGTTACTATACACTACATACCCTAGGAAATCAAGTCCTACTGACTCAGTTATCAAATGTAGCTTAGCATACTTAAGTTTAAGGTCTAATTTATCCATACTATCTAGCACTATTTTATGCACCTTCCATAGTAACTCTTTATTACTACTTATACATACTATGTCATCGCAGTATCTATAATATGTTATTCCCTGTATAGCACTTATCTCATGATCTAGCCTATTTAAGTATAGGTTCCCAAAGTATTGGCTTATGTAGTTACCTATAGGTACACCTTTACAACTATCTATTATGTCATCTAGTAACCGCAGCGTACCTGGGCATTTTATCTTCGTACGTATTATACTCTTCAACCTATCGTTGCATATTGACGGATAGTACTTAACTACATCTAGTTGTAGGTAGTACATCCCTTCTTTTCCAAGTACTTCTTTACGTATCTTCTTCAACGCTTTATGAGGGCCTCTACCTTTCAACGACTGGAATGTATTGGCTATCAATGTCGGTTCCCATATAGGTTCCAGTACTTGCATTATAACATGATGTACAATCCTATCAGGAAAGTACGGTAACTTGTACAATGTACGTAACTTACCTTTGTCAAGTTTATCTTCGATGGTATACTCGCTTGTAGTGAACTCTCCACTATCTAGTAATCTATATACCTCATCTAAGTAGTAATCCAGATTACTATCTACTTCTTTTACTTCATCGTAATGTAACTTACCTTTTCTAGCATTCTTATGTGCTAGTCTTATATTGTCTTTATCTTTTATCTTCTCGAATAAATATCCGAATCTTTTCATATTGTGTCATTCCCTACCTGATCTTCGACAATTAAGCTACCAATCAGTATTGCAGTTTAGTAATTTGTTCTGGCCATAGTTTTTGCCAAGGACATAAACTCCAGTTGTGTTGTTTGTATTTTAAAATGAATTCCCGTGCCGATATTAGCATTCACATTAGTCGTAGCATTATTACCATTCAGATAAAGTGGTCCTGCAGTCAGTCCAGTAGTAGCATTGCTACCTACTATCGTATGTGTTTGTAGTATCTCGGAGTTCACATCCTAGTACATTTTACCTTTCGGAGCCTCAGTACCATTGGCATGTAACCGTTACCGGGACACACCCGCGCCGACATAAGCATACACAGTAGCCGCAGCAGGATGACCAGCCAGAGAAAGCGGCCCCGCAGTCAGCCCAGCAGCAGCAGTGCCACCCACTATCGCAGCTCTTAGTCCTGTATTTGAATAGTAATAGTCAGTTGTTCCTGTACTACTTGATCCACCAGACACGCTTACTGGTATGAATCCTTTACTCGTATTAGCTAGTTCCCTAGCATACCCATTTGCACTTCCACCAGTCACTCCACTATCAGTATACCCATTAGTAGTTAGCGATGTATCATCAAATGTAGCTGGACTGTTGCTTAAATGATACTTTCTTTCATTTATGTTTATACCATCTAACCATTTCCATACGTTACCGAAGAAGTTCTCACATCCTCTGTATGTCATGTAGCTTCCATCGGCTGCAGCATCATTAGCATTACCTGTATATGTTACATTGTTTGTACCATTACCGTCACTGTTACTTAGTCCATTGATTCCGATGAAGCTTCCGCCTGTCCAGCTTCCTCCACTTAGTGCAGTTCTACCTTGCCCTAAAGCACTCTGTATATTCATTGTACCGTACTCGATTATCATCAGTAGCGTAATTGCTTCATATAATGCAAAGTCAATCTGATGCCATCCTGTACCGTTAGCTTCTGCATATGTTCTAGCAGTAGTTCTACTTATACTTGTAGTAGGATAGACTCCACTTATACTTTTCAGTACTCCTCCATCGTTGTGCCCTAAGTACGCTGGGTAGTATCTGTAGTCTACCTCTACCCCATCTTTTACGAATGCCCAATGTACAGGATACCCATCACTACTATTCAGACTAACTGAGTGGCTGTGTATAGTGTTGCCTGTTGTTAAGTAGTTATATCCGTAGTAGAACTTAGGTACCTCTACCATTACATTTCCATCTGTACCGTCTAAGTTTGCAGCTGTGCCATCAGTCTTCTTTGTACTATCGAACGGATCTAAGTAGTAGTTAACTGAACCATCTGCATTTAGTACACATCTCTTCATCATTGATTGTATTGCAGTGTAGTTACTAGCACCTGTTCTAGTATACTCATCTGCTGTCTGATCCCAGTTTAGTCCGTAGAAGCTAGTGTACTGTGCTCTAGGATCTAGCCTGTCTGCCAGTATTTCAACCACCTCTACTTTTGTATACGTTGTAGTCTTATCTGCTTTTGAGTTCAATGCAACTTGACCAGCAGTACTGATTGGTTTATCAGTATCACTAGTATTATCTACATTTCCCAAACCTACTTGTGCCTTTGTTACTCCGTGAGGGTTTGCCGTGCTAGAAATATGCGATTGTATATTTGCATTTTTAGGTTCAAAGTTTGTGTTACTCTCATTCTTAGTATAATGGTTATCCAAAGCACTTGCAAGCTCCCCACTATTAACAAAGTCCGATAAATCAACTGTTACCTCAGCCACACCATCAGCACTTGTTAAAGTTAGCACATTTGTTGTAGCATCAAGTGTTGCACCGCTTACGTGTACATCAGTTATTATATCATTTATATTTAGTTCAGATGTTGTACTATCTGTGTAAGTAATTACTAGCCTATTATTTAAGGCATTAGTTACTACATTCTTAACTTTATTTGTAGTTAATAGCGTAAGAAGCGCATCTGTTAAAGCATTTGTATCAGCGTTTGACTCATAAGCTGTTTTAATCTCTTCTGCTGTTTGATCATCTTTAGCATTCGTCTCTATTGTATCTAACTTGATTTTATCAGCAGATGTAAGCAGCCCAGCCTCAGTATCTGTTACTTCTGGTAAGGTAGCATCAGTTCCATCTGAACTTGTCACATCAAGCGTATTTGCAGTTCTGTTTGCTACTGCTAAATCTGTGGTTTCTGATTCTAGTGCTGTAACTCTACCTTCCACGATGTCTAACTCATCATGCACTTCATTAACAGCTGTTGGTAATGTAGTCGCAGTAGTTGCTAATACTGTAGCAACATCAACCAGTAACTTCTCAGCATCTGTATATTTGTTAGTGTTTGTTAAGCCTTCATACAGTCCTTCTATTTCATTAGCAGTCTGGTCTGCTGTGGCACCATCTTCTATACCAGCAAGTTTAGTTGTATTTAGTGTTACTTGTGTACTATCTCCTACAGCTGTGTCAAAGTCACTAATAGTGGATGCAAGCTGCGTACCAGTATGGTTATTCCTATACCTATTTGCGATATCCCTAGAATCAAGCTGTGCAGATGTTTCTAATGTATCCAGCTTAGCTTTCTCAGCATCACTATAAACGTTTGTATCAGCATTTGCTTCATATAGTGACTTTACATCTGATGCATTTAGAGTATTACTAACCATAGCGTATATTGAACCAGTCCATCTGTATGAGCTTGTATCCCCTCCGCTAGTTTCATCTGCCACTACTACATAGATCTTACCTGTCTCACCAGAAACTGGTAAATCAGCATATGTTGCAACTTCTACCACATCATCTACATAGCTTGGTAATTGTTCTGCAGTAACTTTACCCGATTCGTCTAGACCAGCCAAACCATTTGGTTGTCCTATTCTATCATCAAATAGCGCTCCTTCAGCAGTTAGCATATCATTTAATACTTGAGTATTTACTTGTACTATTACATCATAAGGATTTGTCTTTACTGTAAGTTCTATAGTTTTACTGTCGTACACTGTGTAGTCTACATTTTCAGTCAACAAAGTACCATTTGCATAGTATATGTAGTTTGCATCTGTTGTGTCTAGAAACGTTATCATATGTGTAGCTGTTTTAGCCACATACTCATCAAGTATTCCCATAAAGTTCCTAGTTTTTATCATTTCTACTATTCTATCTGCATAAGCGTAGTTTATTTCACTGAGTCTTTCAATGTGATTTTCATTGTATTGGTCCATCTTTAACGAGTCATTAATATTATATGAGCTTAGCTTATCAGTGTGATTATCATTATATTGATTTAACTTACTTAACGCATTAGCATTGTACTCACCTACTTTAGCAGTTGAATGTGTACCTAATTCAGTTTTTTCTAGCTCTGCTTGTGCATCTATTTCATCTATTTTTGTATTTGTATACGTAGCAATTTCTTGCTTTTTTGTTACTACCGTTGCATCAAATGAATTACTTATTCCTTGAGCAGTTGCAACTGCATCCAGCACATCTTGTTTTGCTTCTAACGTTTCTTGCACACCAACATTTGTACTAACTTTTGAATCTACTAATGCATCTAAATTTAGTAGGTTAGTATTTGTTACAACTACACCGTCTACCGTTACTGTACACTTTAAGTTTCCAGAATCATATAGTATTGCTACTTCTGGGGTAAACCCATCATCACCATCAGTCCCATTTGTTCCTTGTGGTATTCCTATCTGCCACACACCATTTACTAATGAACTAGTAGCATCACTTCCGGCAGGTAACGTTGTAACCTCAACATTTAAGTTTTCAAGTATTGCTACTGCTTGATCAAATGTACCAGCACTTTCTGTAATTATTCCATATTTAGCAAGTATGTCTCCATATATTCCCGGATTTCCATTTGTATCTGCAACTGTTAATTCATACCATATTCCATCTGTTAAAGGTTTACCAGGTGCTGCAGAACCTCGAACTTCTCTTAAAATATCTAAAAAATCCCTTTGTCTAGTCATATTATTTTCCCTCCCAGCTATGCATTGTCTCATAGCAACTGTTTTTATCGAATTGCAGCACTTCAGCGTATGCCCAATCACTTAGTGTTCTAACAACAACCTCAGGAGCTAGGAATATTGTCCCAGCTTCGTACTGTGTTTTTGCTTCTGCATCTATCTGTGCATCATTCCATAATGGATTTGCAATCATTATAGTATTCACTAATCCTTGATAGTTAAGGTAGTCCCAGTATAAGTACTTTTCCAACTTACTCATTTTAGCCATACATTCATTACTATCAGCTTCTCTCATAACTTCTATAAAATGTTCACTGAACACCACTACTGTATCAGGACCTTCGACTCCGTCTTTTAACATGAATGGCTTATTATTTGATTTGAATAGTTGTTTAGCTTCTTTAGTACAGTCATCTACTGTTATACCAGAATCAAGTTCAGGCTGTGTAAGTATTGTTTTTATCATGATTCTTCCCCTTGTAGTTTTGGCAAGCTTTCTATTAATTCATCCACTTTAGCATTGTAGTTTCTAATTCCCTCATCTGCTCTTGTCTGATGAACTGCTGTCTTTTTAACTGATATGTAGCTAGAGATTAAACTGGCAACAACTGGTCCTAACTCAGTATCAATGTCCAACTCATCTGTATCTTTTACAGGTAAGTCAGGCATTCGCACTAAGTAATTGCCTCTACCCAATCTTTGGACATCAGCACTTTTATCTAGTGTTTGTAAGTTTAGTACTTGACATTTATCAGTAATGTATATGTAAGCCATCTCAAGTAACGCTAGTACTTCTTCAGGGTCTTTTGGTAGTTTGTTGTCACCAACCAATAATCCTGAAGCCATTTTCTTTAATCTTGCATAAGTCATTAATGAGTCCTATCTGTTATTTTCAACAATTATAGCTAACTTAGTCTTGAATTTACCTTAGTTAATAACTGTCGTATGCACTAGTTGTCGGACCAGCATTTCCTTGGTAATAATAAACACCATCTTCAGTAACTTGCTGTGCTATAGCCTCATAAGCTGGGTAATATACGTGCATTAAGTTACACTGAGTTATCAAGTCAGGTCCATCATCCGACCTTGTGAACGCTTGGTGTGTAGCACCTTTTATTTGTGCAACGAACTCTTCCATGTCTGGAGTTTCTTTTAAGTGTTTTGGGAACCACATCTTACCAGGTAGCACGAATTGGTTAACAGCAATTCTGAACCTTTCATGTTTGGCTCCTGACCCACTATTTTTACTAAGTATTCCTTTTCTTGGGCTATCAAGTGCACCTTTTTGTTTAGCAAAGCTGTAGTACACACCTTGAGTTCTCATTTCCTTTTCTAACGCATTAACGTGGGCGGACTGATTACCGTCTACCTCGACCCCAATTTCAACATTTTTACCTCTACGCTTCCACTTAGCAGCTTCTTCCAGTGTTAGTGTGTATTGAGTATCCATTCCCATTTTACGCAAGTATAAGTTTAGTAGAAACCAATCTTCATTACTACTCACTGCCCATGTTGCTATCCCAGCAAAGTCTGATTTTTCTCCACTTGTTGTTGTAAAGTCAGTTGTTATATACACATTGTATGCATCTATGTTGTTTTCTATAACTTTCATATCACAGTATTGTATACAACTATCTGGGACTAGTCTTTCACTACCACTTGTTAATCGTAGCATACGCTCTTGTAGGAATAGCCTTAATTCTTTAGCTTTCTTAGCACGTTTAATCAAACTCATTATTGATACTCTAGGGTGCATTGCTTCCCAACTACTGTGGATATCTGTTACTTTTAAGTTACTACTTTCAGCATCAAATGCTTTAGCCATTGGTATTACTACTGGGGTAAATGCTCCTGTTAGTATTGCCCTAGTATTAACATCACCATAATGGAATGGTGTGAATAACAGTAGAACTCTACCTTTTCCTCCACCTTTTAACGAATTCACAGCATCTGAATGTAACACTGTGTGTAAGTTATCCGTCATTACTTTTGAGTATGCTGCTGCTGTATTTAATATTGTATCATCAAAAATTAACGCACATACCCTTAGTCCATTATATCTTGATCCCCTGATACCAGTGTTTAACCCTTGGTACCTTACTAGGAAACCTCTATCTTTTCGCGGTATCTTTGCTTCTTTTCCAACTTTACCACTTGGACACCTTCTAATGAACTCTGATTCTGTTTCAGTGAATCTCATTTCCTCGAAGTAGTCGTTCAGGTATTTACTATCTTCACACATTGCTTTTACTGCTAATGCATTTACCCTAGCACCACCTTTACTCGAAGCAGCAACTACTAAGTAGAACCATACTTTACCTATTCCATTCGGTAACTCGCCTTTTATTGCACTATACACAGCAAAGAATGATATCCCAACTGTTGATTTAGCAAGTCCCCTTGAGGCCATGAATCCCAACGCATTTATATCTATTTCTATTGTTCTACATATCTCCTCACTATAAGGGAACATCATTGGATCATCTATATAGCCTAATAAGCAATCTACCATGAAGTAATGTGCTATTGGTGTGTCGAACTCGAAGTCGCCTCCTTGAACTAATCTCATCAGAATGAAGAACTCGAACGCATCTTTACTTGGAGTATATCTTGGGAATGTTGGATCGTAACTATCTAAGGCTCCATCCAAGTCGAACTCAGCATTTTCTAGCAACTCTAATGCATCTTCAGCAGCTTTTCTTTTAGCTGCTTCATCCACCACATTCTTCACTATATCTTCACCATACCGTTCAATAAGTTCGGCTAACTCTTCCTCTCTTTGCTCTTTAGTTAATTCATTTTTCATCTATCAACTACCTCCGCATCTTCTATTGACTCAGTCTTGATTCCAATCTTCTGTACAGAACTTATGCTTTCACCTTTAGTCATTCTTTGTCGCATTAATGTAGCCATGCTACCGACTTGATCAGCAAGGTATTTTTGCACATTTTTGGTATCCTCATCAACCCCGTGATTCAAGTTGATTGTCATATCTTCAGGAACTTTAATCTTTTCAGCTAATGCCATAGCAGCGTTTAATTGTACTGTTGGACTAGCAGGGCCATCAGCAGCCTTACCATTCATTAACTCTATGTACTTTTGCACTATTTGGTGATTTAGAGGTGCATATGTTATTGAATCAGCAATCTGAATGTTTTCCATTATTGTTTGTGGTACTTTTGTCCTAGCATATTGACTAGCAAATGAACTTGGATCCCCATCCCTTTCAAGTATCTCTTGAGCCTTATCAGGGAATGTTATCATCCATGCCTTTGACTGGGTCATTCCTGGTGTCACACTTAGTGTTACGAACTGAATTCCTTTTAGTAATTGTTTTAATCCAACCCCAGGTCCTAGTAAGTGTAAATGGCTCATGAGCCTTTCTTCCATCAGTCCTTTATGTACTGAGGACTCATCGATCAATCTATTAACTAATTCTACTGTTTGTTCATTGACTTTTACTCTACTACCTTTTGGTAGGAAGTATTTTAACTTCTCTACAGTTATACCTTGTTCGTCTATAGCTAAATCATCCCAGTCTTGTGTAGGTTCTGGTAAGTTAGCAATTTCATCTTTTATATTAGCCATCTATTTCCTCCACTATTGAGTCCAATGTATCCCTTAGTTCATCTAGTTGATCTATTGTAGGCTCTATCCCTTGGTCAACTAACCTATCTTCTAATAGGTCAACTAATTCATCTATTAACTCTGTCATTTGTTTCCCTTATTTACAAATAATTTTTCAGTATATTCTGCCATAGGACTTCTAACAACTTTCTTTAGCTCTATAGCAAACTGACTTATTTCTGTATCTATTAATCTCTCCCTAGCTTCGCCTTGCAGTACAGCCAACCCATTATTATATTTTGTTACATACGGTGAATCTATCTGTCTTTGTGACCCAATTACTACCACTTTACAGTTTTTACCAATTCTTGTTAGTACTTTTTGTGTAGTTCCTTGACCAGCATTTTGCCACTCATCCATAATTACTATTGTGTTGTGGAATGTTCTACCTCTTAATCCAGTACTTATCATTGACTCAATTTGGTAGTCTTGTTTCATCTTATTAATATTTTCCTGTACCAGATTTTCATACTCTGCTTTATCCTGACTCTTTTTTGGTTTGTATTTAGATCTTACTATGAAGTCAATCGTGTCTTCCATTGGTCCAAGATACATAGCATACTTCTCATCATTACCTGATAAGAATCCAATTTCTTCTGCTTTATTTTCTTCATCATTTACGGGAGTTCTTATGTAAACTATTGAGTCATACTTATCTTTATTAGTGTTCATTAATTTAATAGCATTACTAAGTGCTACTATATTTTTACCACTCCCAGCTTGACCTTCTACTATTACCATATCTATTAATGGATCTAGTATTGCTTTACTTGCTAATAGCTGTTCACTATTAATCGGAGCACAGTCTTGCTGTCTTATTGCTTTTTCTGTATCTTTGCCAAGTACTTTAATGAACCCATTGTGTACTGTAGCTAATTTCATTTGTCCACTATACTTATCTGTAAACTTGTAACTATAGTTTTCCAACTTGTATTCCGGATCCACCAACATTATGTCTGAATCATGTAGTGTTCTGAACATTTCTGGGTCTGTTAGAAACAATTCTTTAACAAATTCAAACTCAGCATCATCAATTAACTTTAAGTCAATTACATTTAACCCAATTGCTAGTGCTCTTAATCTTGCCATCACATCATTTGTAATGAATGTAGTTTTACCATATCTATCATATGTTCTTTGTGCAACTTGTATTATTCTTTGATCATTTGCACCTGAATCATTGCTGTCCACTGTATATTCATTTAGTGACACCACTTCTATTTGCACATCACCATAGGTTAATTTAGTAATCACACAATCATGGGCTTTTTCCACTTCACCAATATCACATGCAGCTAGTATTCGTCCCATCTGTCTTGCTTGATAAGCAAGTTCTCCGAACCCACTCTTTTTATTATCACATTCTTGAATTACTGTTTCTGCTAACACGATTATGTTATCTTTACCAAGTGTTAATATGTTATTAGCATCTAGCAATACTATGTTGCTATCTAATACTACCCTATTCATCCGAATCCTTTAATTTTATATACCACAAGTTTACCGACCTTAGCCTTGATTTTTACTGAATTTGCCTATTAATTAATTAGATCTGCCATCCAATTTTGCCATTTATACACCTTATCACTACCAGGCAACTTCATATTTCCTTCATACCAGTACTTTTCTAGAACCACATATAGTGCTTCTATCTTTTGGTTGTTCCATAGTGTTAATTCTTCACTATATTCACCTATTATTGCTGTTATCCCAACTTCTGACCATAAGTAGTCTATTGCTTCTTGTCCATCGATTACTGATTCTACAGCAGTAATCATTGCTAATCCAGTATCTTTACCACCTTTCCACAAGTGGTACACACATATATTTACTGGCGCTTTATCGTATTTACTAGGCTCCAGTACTTTTACCTTCATCTCATATAATTCTTCAGTAGTCCAGAACTCATCTGGTAACCTATCTTGTGCTTCATACATTATAAACTTACCTCAAATTTTTTAGTCGGAGCATAGTCTTCTGCTATCGCTCTATCGTATATATCTAGTAGTAAACCTTCATCCATTTTTCTAAGCTCGGATTCACCACACAATTCACCAAACCCCAAACTACACCTGTGCTTCTCAGTTTGTTTTAGTATTTTTGCCTCTATAGCATAATTGTCTTTTGTTTGCTTTTGTCGCAGTATCTCTATCTTTGGGATGTGTCCAAGCACTCCTAGTAATTCACCAGCTATCTCCAATATTCTGGTTTTTACCATTCTATTTGTAGTGCCCGGTTTAAAAACCGTTCCAGTATTCGTGTATATCTTTATGATGTATACCCAACCGTCATACTTCTCTTTGGGCTTTGTCCAATGTTTCTTTTTAGACATTAGTGGTCCTCGCCTGCGGCTGCGGAAGCATGAACTAACCATCTTCCGTACATATCCCAACTAGCTCCTTGCCAGCACCTTTTTAATTCTTTAGCAATGGTATTCTCTTTACGTACATTACCAAGTTTTGCTTCTTCAGCAATTATATACCTAGCTGCTGCTCTTGCACTTGGGTACTCAACACCATTAACTATTATTGGTTTTGATTTCATTTAACCTCCAAAGTAGTTCATACCACAACCTTTATAAATAGTTCTTCTTTGTTTGAGTCAAGTATTGACACCATTAATCCCATAATCTTAGTACAATTTCCGTCTATTGAGTAATGTTGTGGAACTACTTTCCCTGATTCAAGTAAAGCTCTTGAACGCATGAGGTTTCTATAAGTACGTCTATCCAATATTATCCCAGAAGGTTCATTACATCTCTGCATAGTTGAATAAATTTGTTTATATATCTCACCGCATAATCTCATCAACTTCTTTTAATTCGTTAACGTATTCTGGTCTTTCAAACTTATCTCGCATTGTTATATGCTCTCCAGAAATTAGCGTATATGCAACATTATCAACACCAAGTTCATATTCTCTATCTTCAAACATACTATTTATCTTTTTTAAAAGATCTAAACGCTTTTGATACAC